CAAGATCGTGCTGGCCGCAATCGGCGATCGACGCATCGTCATCGAGTCGTCGGCCAACCTGCGCAGTTGCCACAATTGCGAGCAAGCCACGATGTTCGACAGCGGCGAGCTATTCGACTTTCACCGTGGGTGGATTGTCGAACTGTTGAAGGGAGCCAAAGAATGAGAGGCCGCACACCGAAGCCAACCAAGCTGAAAATCCTCGACGGTCAGGCCGAGGGCATGGGCGACGAGCCGGACCCGGAGATCTGCGCGCCCGAATGTCCCGAACACCTTGTCGATGAAGCCCGGGCGGAATGGGACCGCATGGTCCCGCTCCTAACGACGCTCAAAATGTTGACCCTCATCGACCGCGCGGCGCTGGCTTGCTATTGCCAGAACTGGGCGCGGTGGGTCGAGGCGGAGCAATCGCTTGCCGAAAATGGGCTCATCGTCAAATCGCCCAACGGCTGCCCGATTCAAAATCCGTACCTAGGCGTCGCCAACACTGCGCAAAAACATCTGAAGGCTTTCATTGTCGAATTCGGCTTGAGCCCCGCCAGCCGCACGCGGATTCGTGTCGGCGGCGAGAAGCCAGAGGACGATCTCGATTCGTTTATCAATAACCCGCAGGGCGCCGCTGGATGATTCGAGTGGAAGACAACTTCAAGCGTGCGCAGCTTGACGGATGGGAACACCTCATCGTCACCGAGAGCGACCGCGAGGCGGTGCGCCAGGGCTGCTACGTCGACTTCGCCTGCGCCAATCGGGTGGACAAGTTCTTCACGAAGTTCCTGCGCCACTACAAGGGAGATTTTAAAGGGCGCCCGTTTATCCTGTTGCCGTGGGAACGCGAGCGAGTGGTCTTGCCGGTCTACGGATGGAAGCTGCCGAACGGCAAGCGTCGCATCCGCAAAGTTTTCCTCACCATGGCCAAAAAGAACGGAAAAACCGGACTCGGTGCCGGGCTAGCAAACTACCACTTGGTTGCCGACGGCGAGGGTGGTCCCAAGTGCTACCTCACCGCGAACGCCGAGGAGCAGGCTGGCAATAGCTTTGACGACTGCGCAAAGATGGTCAAGAAATCGCCGCAGCTCGCGGCGAAGTTGATCGTCACGCCGTCTACCTATCGCATCGTGTTCGATCAGGCCAACGGATTCTTGACCGCGATACCATCGAACGCCGAAGCGGCCGAGGGCATCGACGCCAGTTTTACGCTCACCGACGAAATCCACATGGCGGCCACGCGCGAGATGTTCGACGTGCTGCAATTCGCTGGTGACGGGCGCTCGCAACCGTTGTGGCTGATCACGACCACCGCGGGCGACGGCAACGATACCGAGTCCATTGGCTTCGAGGAGTACACCTACGCCAAGAAGGTGCTGTCTGGCGAGGTTATCGACATCGGCTACCTTGCCGTCATTTTCGAGGCCGAGCCCACCGACGATATCCGAGACCCAGCGACATGGCGGAAGGCCAATCCGAGCATGGGCGTGACCATCAACGAGGAGCGATTCAAGCAGGAGCTGGAGGAAGCGCTAACCAGCGCAGCGAGGCTCACCAACTTCAAACGCCGCAAACTCAATATGTGGGTGGGCTCTCCCAAGCATTTCATTCCCCGCGACAAATGGGATGCCTGCAAAGGCGCGTTCCCCGACGAGCTCTCGACCGTGCAAGCCGAAATCGGGCTCGACTTGGGCGACAACAGCGACTTGACCGCCGCGGTTGAGCTGCGGGAGTACAAAGGCAAGATTTATGTCCGCGCCAATTTCTGGTGCCCAGAGGAAACCGTCTCCCTGCGCATTTCTGAGGGCCGAGTGCCCTATCGCGATTGGGTCGATCGCAACTTGATCACGTCGACGGATGGTGCGTCCACCGACTTTGCAATCATCGAGGAGCATCTAGTTGCCCGATGCGAGACCGGACAAATCAAAGAGGTGTCCTACGACCCCTATCAGGCCTTGAACCTGATCAGCACGCTAACCGGGAAACGAATCCCCTGCGCCAAGGTGCCCCAACAGGTGCCGCACATCGCGCCGGCCATGGGGGAGCTCGAGCGCCGCGTGCTGAACAAGACGATCGTCCACGACGGCAACCCAGTCTTGGCATGGATGATCGCGAACATTGAACCGACGATCGACAACAAAGGAAATTACATGCCCAAGAAGGGCAAGAAGTCCAAGAAGATCGACGGGGCCAGCGCATTGCTCACGGCATTGTCGCGAGTGATGGTCGCGCCGCCAAAAAAGGAATCCGTTTACAAACGCCGCGGCATCGTCACGTTCTAGGCAATAGCAAATGGCAAAACTCTCGAGAGAGTCGCAGCAGCAACCGGGCCGGTGGGCGCGCCTCAAGGCCTCGGTCCGTAGCGTGCTGGAAAATCCGTCGATCCCGCTTTCCAAGGCCGCCGGAATGTTCTTCGGTGGAACGCCCACCGAAGCAGGGATAGCCATCAATCCCCGAAGTGCCCTATCAATTCGCACGGTCTACCAGTGCGTAGCGATGATCGCGGCCGACGTGGCCATGATGCCGTGCGAGGTTATGCGCGAAACATCGGACGGCGGCCGCAAAGCGGACCGCGAGCACCCGTCCTATTACAACTTGCGTCGCAAGGCCTGTAACGAATTGATGGCATCGAAGCTCCGCGAGGCGACGACGGTCCACGCGCTATTGCGTGGGAACGGCTACGAATACGTCGAACGCGATAGCTATTTCAACGTGATCGAACGGTTGCCGCTGAATCCAATCTCGACCGCCCCATTTTTTCTTGATGGCGTGCTTCGCTATAAAACCACGGTAAACGGAAGCGTACGAACGCTGAACCGCGACAACGTGATTCATATTCGAGGGATGGGCAACAGCCCCTATCTGGGAATCAGTGTGGTCGAATATGGGGCCACGTCGATGGGCTTGGCGTCCGCTACCGAAATGTTCGGCGCCCGGTTCTTCGGCAGCGGCTCGACGTCATCGGGCTTCATCCAGACCCCCAACGGAATGAGCGACGAGGAAATCGAGGGCATCAAGAAATCGCTCAAAGACAACAACGAGGGGCTGTCGAAGTCTCATCGCTTCATGCTGCTGGAGGAAGGGTTAGTATTCGTGCCGAGCACCATCCCACCGAACCAAGCGCAGTTTCTCGAGACGCGCGAGCTACAGGACCGCGTTATCGCCGGCTGGTTCAATGTCCCGCCGTCCCGGTTGGGCGACACGAAGACGCGCAACTTTGCCAGCATCGAGATGGACGACTTGCGGTACTTCACCGGCTGCATCAGCCATTGGACGAACCGGCACGAAGAAGAATACTGGGACAAACTGCTGACCGAGAGACAAAAGCGGTCCGGCTCCCACACTGTTCGATTCGATTATCGTGAGTTGATCAAGATGGACACCCGGACGCGCATCGCGCTCTATCAAGCCGGGCTCGCTGGCGGCTGGCTGAATCGCGACGAGGTCCGCGCCATGGAGGATCGCATGCCGATCCCCGACGGCAAGGGCAAGACCTTCTTGCAAGCGCTCAACATGGCGCCCGCCACCAAGCTGTCGGAACCAGAGCGAGCCCGTCGACTGACGATGTCTCGAAAGATCGTGGTCGCGCAAAGGCGACTGTTGGCAGACGCCGCCCGGCGAGTCATTGATCGCGTTGCCGAACAGGCACGCCGCGCCGCGCAAGGTCCGGACAAGCGAGCCGACTGCAAAAAGTTCTGCGACTGGCTCGATCGAATGGCCACCAAGGAAACCAAGTGGTCCGGCGAACAGTTCGTCGCCGCGGAGCGATCCGCACGGGCCATCGTCGGTATGACCGAAACCGGCCTCGGTCCCGCGCTAATCGCCGACCTTGCCGACGAGTTGGGGCGGATTGCGAGCAGTGCATCGGCCGCCGACCTATATGGGGCGGTAGACCAGGCAATGAGCGAGCGCGAAAAGTCAGGCCCTGCGAAGTGGGCTGCACGTTACATCAAGAAACCGGCCAAGCGGATCAACGCAGCGGCCTAAACTGAGGAGCAATCGCCATGAATGAGGAACGACGTTTTCTGAGTCAGCAGCAATCCGCGGCCAAGGTCACCAAGCGATCCGACGGGAAGCGTGTCATTGAAGGCTACGGAGCCGTGTTCTATCGCGCCGGCGACCCGTCGACCCAATACGAACTCTGGCCGGGCAC